AAAAAGGGTATAAATAAATATAAAACTTGGTTCATGGCAATCAAAAGGGTATCAAGAGCGTTTAAAGACATAAGTTTATCGTTTTCACCCCATCCAGTCACAAAAGATCTACCTATTTTAAAGAATGAAAGGGCAATTGCTCGTTCTGTTCGTAATATTGTAGAGACTATACCTACAGAAAAGTTTTTTAACCCTGATTTTGGATCGGATGTGTATAGAAGTCTCTTTGATTTTGTAGATTCTGGTACTGCCGTGATAATTCAAGACCAAATTAAGACTTCGGTTGAAAATTTTGAACCAAGAGTTGATAATGTAAGGGTTGAAGTTGACCCAAGACCTGATGAAAACGAGTTTGAGGTCACTGTCATATATGATATTGTCGGTCAAGAGTTCCCAACTCAAGAATATTCATTTATATTAGAGGCAACAAGGTAATATGCCTTTTTCAAATTTTACAAATCTTGATTTCGATCAAATAAAAACGTCAATTAAGGACTATCTTCGTGCAAATTCCAATTTTACGGACTTTGATTTTGATGGTTCAAACTTTTCTGTGCTAATTGACACACTTGCATACAATACTTACATTACAGCATTCAATTCAAACATGATTGTGAATGAATCTTTTCTCGATTCTGCCACTTTGAGAGAAAATGTTGTATCTTTAGCGGGAAATATAGGTTACACACCAAGGTCTAGAACGGCAGCAAACGCACAAATATCGTTTGATGTCAGTATCACTAATGATGTGAGTTCAATCACTCTACAACCAGGTATAGTGTGCACTGGAGATGTAAATAATGAAACATATACCTTCGCAATCACAGAATCAGTGACTGCAAATGTTGTAAATAACGTTGCAAAATTTGAAAATATTAACGTTTACCAAGGAACTTATCTTGAAAAAAGATTTACTTATGATGGATCTCTAGATCAAAGGTTTATTTTAGATAATTCTTTTATTGACACCTCTAAAATAGTTGTTTTTGTCAAAGGTAAGAATGATAAAGGTGATGGAACTCAGTATACTTTAGCAAATGACATAATAGATATTAATTCAGAGTCAAAAATATTTTTAATTAAAGAAGTTCAGGACGAAAAATACGAATTAAAGTTTGGAGATGGATTTTTTGGTAAAAAATTGGGTTCAGGACCAAATCAAGATGGTGAAGTGATCACAGTTAAGTATATTACGACTGATGGTGAAGATGGAAATGGTGCTCAAAGATTTTCTTTCTCTGGAATTTTGAAATCTGGATCTACTTTTGTAAATTTAGTAGAAACTCCTAAAATTTTAACTGTTTCAAAAGCTCAAAATGGTGGAAATATTGAATCAGTTGATTCTATTAAGTATTATTCACCTCTCATGTATTCATCACAGAATAGAGCAGTGACTGCAAGGGATTATGAAGCTATAATTAAGAGAGTTTATCCAAATACAGAGTCAGTTTCAGTGATTGGTGGCGAAGAACTTGATCCTCCAGAGTTTGGAACGGTTGCAATTAGTATAAAACCCAAAAATGGTGATTTAGTTTCTGATTTTTCTAAAAATCAAATTTTATCACAACTAAAACAGTACTCAATATCAGGAATTAATCAAAAAATTGTAGATTTAAAATTATTATACATCGAAATTGATTCAAACGTTTATTATAATGAATCTCTTATCACAACAGCAGATACATTGAAGACAAATATTATAAATTCATTAAATACTTACTCAAAATCAATTAATTTGAATAAATTTGGTGGTAGATTAAAATACAGTAAACTATTAAAGGTAATTGATGATACTGATCAGGCAATTACTTCAAATATTACTAAAATTAGAGTAAGAAGAAATTTACAAGTAACAATAGGTAGATTTGCACAATATGAATTGTGTTTTGGAAATAGATTTTACGTTGATCCAAATGGATATAACATAAAATCAACTGGTTTTACTATTTTTGGACAATCTGGAACTTTATATCTATCTGATGTTCCAAATTCTGATTTAAAAACTGGTATTTTAAGAATAATCAAAATATTAGACGACGATACGATTCGAGTAGTGGTATCATCGGCAGGATCAGTAGATTATGAAAAAGGGGAAGTAAATTTATCAACAATTAATTTTGAATCCACTGTTAAACCAAATAATGTAGTTGAAGTTCAAATTTTTCCAAGGTCGAATGATGTAGTTGGTTTAAAAGATTTGTATGTTTCATTAAACGTTTCAAATAGTACAATAAATATGGTTAGGGATGTAATATCATCGGGTGATGAAGTTTCTGGAGTACAATTTACTAGAGATTTTTATTCATCAAGTTATCCAAACGGTAAAATAATTAGAACATGATACAAACAGGTATTGTAAGTAAAGTCAAAATACAAGATGTCATATCTAACCAAATTCCAAGATTTGTTTTAGATGAGAGTCCTAAAGCTGAGGATTTTTTAAAGCAATATTATATTTCTCAAGAATATCAAGGTGCTTCTGCAGATATATCGGATAATTTAGATCAATATTTAAATATTCAAAATTTAACACCCGAAGTAATAGTAGATAGTGCAACATTATCAGTTGGAATTACAACTGTGAGCACTGAAATTGTTGTTTCATCCACAAAAGGATTTCCAAATCAATATGGATTATTGAAAATTGATGATGAGATAATTACTTATACTGGTATAACTACAAATACATTTACTGGTTGTATTCGTGGATTTAGTGGTATTACAAGTTATCATTCTGATTCAAATAAAGAAGATTTACTATTCAGCACTTCAGTATCAGCAGATCATGCAGAATTATCTAATATTCAAAATTTAAGTTCTTTATTTTTAAAAGAATTTTATAAAAAATTCAAAAGAACATTTTTGCCAGGATTGGAGGAGACAGAATTTGAAACAGAATTAGATGTAGGAACATTTATAGGTGAAGCAAGATCATTATATCAAACTAAAGGTACGGAAGAATCATTTAGAATACTTTTTAACGTTTTATATGGTATAACACCAAAAATACTAAATTTAGAAGAAAGATTAATAAAACCATCTTTTGCAAGCTATGTAAGAAGAAGAGTTTGCGTAGCAGAACTTTTAGAAGGAAATCCAATACAATTAAAAGGTCAATCTTTATTAAAAGGTCTAACTGGACAAACACTTTTTAGAAGTGATCTTGATCTTGATATTAACGCATCAATATCTGAAATTGAACCTTTTGAAAGAGTTGATTCTGGATTGTCTGGAATATCAACTTATTATAAAATTGGATTATTCGTTGGATATGATGAAAGTGCTGACGTAGCAGGTGATTTTGTAGTAGTTCCAAATACAAAATCAATAGAAAATGTTTCAGTTGGAGCAAGTGTTATTACAGTTGATTCTACAATTGGATTTGGAGTAACAGGAACGATTGTATCGGGTGGAAACACTATAACTTATACAGATAAAACAATAAATCAATTTTTAAACTGTGAAGGTATTAATGAACCAATAATTCCCATTCAAAACATTAGATCTGATGTTACTTATTTTGGATTTGAGGATGGAGACTTAGATAAGAAAGTTGTGTTGAGATTAACAGGAGTATTGTCGGAGTTTGAACAGGATGGAAATGTTGATGTAGAAGAAGGGGAAATAATTTCTGTTAAAAGTATCGGTGATAAAGTAGAAAATCCCAAACAAAATAAATCATATAAAGAAACATTCTGCAACTCATGGATTTACAATACTAGTTCATCATATTTTGTAGATAGGGTAGAATCTGGTAAAATTTATCTAGAAAGTCAAATTGACAGATCAAGTTTAAAGAAAGGTGATGTTATTGATATAGTTGATCGAGGTTCAAATGAAATATTAGAAACTGGAGCTATTGTAAGTTTAATTACACCAAGTGATAATGCAATTACATTAAATAACTCAAGTTTTTCTTTTCTAAGTGGTGGAAAGTATAAAATTAGGAAAAATTTAAACAAAGCTAATAGTTCTGGGGCACCACTTGAATATGGAAATGGTGTAATAACATCTGATGTTCAAAATGTGTATATAGAAAATGAAAATTCATATGTGACCTCTAACTCTCTACCTTCTTTTGTTAATAATTTATCTGAATTTTCAAAACAAATTAATGTAAATGTTAAAAACATTTCTCTCAATCTATCAGATCCTAATGGAGGTAGTCTTTCAGGATCTACTGATGATCAACAAAATTTTTCAATAATAAATTTTGCTAATCAAGTTCCGTTTAAAACTGGTGATAAAGTTTATTATAGTTTTTCTGATGGTGACTCCCTTGTTGGGTTAAGTACTGGAGCTTATTTTGTTGAAGTTCTAGGGGGACAAAAAAGTGTTAGATTATTTGGATCACCTTCAGGTATTTCTGACGGTCAAAACATAACTTTTTCAAAGAGTTTAAATGATGGAGTTCATGATTTTGTTTTATTTTCTCAAAAATCTGGAGTAATTGGGGCACAAAAGTTAATTAAAAAATTTCCATTAAATCAAAATTTATCGAATGGAAATAATGAAGAGACACCTATTGGTCAAACTGGTATGTTGATTAATGGTGTGGAAATATCTAATTATAAATCAAGTGACAAAATGTATTTTGGACCATTAAAAGAAGTTAGTGTTCTAAATGGTGGAGATAATTTTGATGTAATTAATTTACCCAATATAACAATATCATCTGGAGTTGGATCCACAGCTTTAGTTCAACCAGTTGTGAGTGGTAAAATTATAGACATCTTTGTTGATGAGCAAAATTTTGATATAGATAAAGTCATTTCTATTGGAGTAACTGGTGGAAATGGAACTGGTTGTATATTAGAACCTATAGTAGGTGAGAGATTCAGACAAGAATTTTTTGATTCTAGACCAACCACACAGGGTGGTGGAATAAACACATCTACTGCAAGTAGTCCAGAATCTAGAATAATTTTCAAATCAGATCATAGTTTCAAAACAGGAGATGCAGTTATATATGATTCTAATTTTCAAAGTGCTATTGGAGTTGGTATTGGAACTTCAGTTTTAATAAATCAAGCAACATATTATACAAAATTTATTAATAGTATATCTGTAGAATTATATGAATCAATATCTGATTTAAATTCAGGAATTGGAACAATAACTTTCAATGGTAATAATGCTGGAGGAGACCATATATTTAAAGTGGGTCTTCGAAATACTCTTTTAGATGTGAGAGTTATTGATGGTGGTAGTGGATATACAAATAGAAAACTACTAGTTAAACCAACTGGCATCTCTACAACAAACGATACAATAAATTTTGTTAATCATGGATTCAAAGATGGTGATCTTATCGAATATAGTGGAAATATTTCTGGATTAGATACGAGTAAAAATTATTATGTTTTATTCAACAATAATGATTCCTTTAGTTTAAGTGATGTTGGTGTAGGTGCCACTAATTTATCAAATTATGAGAGAAGAAATAAAGTTATTCTAAATTCAAAAGGATCTGGATTTCAAGAATTTAAGTATCCAGATATAAAAGTTACATCTGAGTTTACTACAATTGGTGTAGGTACTACAGCAGCAACATCTGTAGAGTTTATAGAAAGAACAATTGATTTTACACCAATCGTTAGAGGATCAATAGAACAAACATATCTTTATGAATCTGGCACAGGTTATGGTTCAACAATTATTAATAATCATAAAAAACCAATTGTAACCTTAAAAAATGGAAAAAATGCCTCGTTAAAACCAACTGTGGTGAATGGAAGAATTAATTCTGTTAGTGTTGAATCTATTGGAAAGGAATATTTTTCAATTCCTGATTTACAAGTTATAGATCCAACAGGAAAAGGCACTGGTGCTAGATTAAGACCAGTTATTGTAAATGCAGGTATATCCACTGTAATTGTCATAAATGCTGGTATTGGATATTCCACAGATACATCCATAAATGTTAAACCTTCTGGTCAAAATTCAATATTTGATACTGAAGTTAGATCATTAAATCTTAATAAACATAGTGAAGAAGATAGTTATCAACTTTTAGAAGATACTGAAAATAAATTGAAATATTCTTTCACTGGATATGATATAACATTATTTAATGAAAACGTTAACAATCCTTCAGGATTGATAGGTTGGGCTTATGATGGAAATCCAATATATGGTCCTTTTGCATATGAAAATCCTGAAAAATTTAAAGAGACTGATGATAATAAAGTTAAAAAATTAAAATCAAGTTATGTTTTAGATACTTCCAATATAGTTGATAGACCAAGTGGGTTTTCTGATGGTTTCTTTATTGAAGATTATAAATTTGATAATTCAATCGGTGATTTAGATGAACATAATGGTAGATTTGAAATTACAGACGAATTTCCAAATGGATCTTATGTTTATCATGCAACAGTAAGTAGTGGTTCAAACACGCCAACATTCCCTTACTTTATTGGTAATTCATATAGATCAAAATCAATTCAATTTAATATAGATGACAACCTGCAAACTAATTTTGACTTCAACTCTAACAATTTAATTAGAAACACTTTTCCATATAAAGTTGCAGATGATTCTGCTAATAATGATTTTATAGTTGAAACTAATGAAATACAAGATCAAAAAATAGAGATAACATCAGTCTCTTCTGGATCTGTAACTGGATTTGATATATTATCTGGAGGATTAGATTATAAGGTAAATGAATTTTTAAATTTTGATAATGATAAAACAGGTGGAAGTGGTTTAATATCAATAGTCTCATCAGTGGATGGAAAACCTATATCTAACATAACCACACAGGTTGGTGTAAAAACTGAATCGGTAATTACATGGTCAGAAGAAAAAATATCAGTTTTTGTTGAACCTAACCATGATTTTAAAAATAATGATTTTGTTAAAATATCGGGATTGTCCACAGATATATCACAATTAAATAATTCTTTTAAAATTGGTGTAACTACTTTTTCTTCAACTACAATTTCTACAATATCTCCATCACCATCTGCAGGATTTACAACTGAAATATTTGTTGCTGATATACCTAATTTTGTCTCTGTTGGTAGTAGCATAGGAATTGGAACTGAGACTGTAAAAATATTAAACATCTACAAAAATTTAAATGTCCTTACTGTTCAAAGAGGAACTGACTCAGGATATTCTGCAAGTCATCCAGAAGGTACAGATATTCTTTATTTACCAAATAAATTTACAATTGATAAAACATTACCATATTTTGAAAGTAATTTGAATGAAAAAATATTTTTCAATCCATCACAAACAGTTGGATTAGGAACTGATGATGGATCCGAAAACATATTAACATTCTCTTTTGCAGGTCAAAATATTACAAGAAATGTCCCAGTAAAACAAATTCATATTGAAAACCATCCATTCAAAACAAATCAAAGAGTTAAATTCTCAACACCAACTGGAAGTGCGGGACAGAATATAGCGATATCTGCAGATGAGGGAATTTCTACATTTAATTTACCAGAAACTTTATTTGTTGTCAATAAGGGTGTTAATTCAATTGGAATTAAAACTGGAATAGGAACTAATTTTTCTGAAGTTCACTTCATCACTGTACCATCTATTAGTGAAGGTTTACGTGATAGATATCTATTTGAAACTGTTTTTGATGAGGTTACTTCAAAAGTTGAAAGAATAGAAACAACTGTAACTACAACTGAACCTCATGAGTTAGAAACTGGAGATGAAGTAACATTGAAAGTTGAGTCTAATTTGTCAGTGGGAATTGGAACATCAACTCAGATAAAAGTATCAAGAGATTCAGTAACAGGAAATATTTTATTTAATCCTGTTGGTTTTGGTTCTACAGAAATCAATACTTCAACTAATTCAATCAGAATTATTAATCATGGGTTTAAAACAGGTGATAAAATTAAATATCAATCTAATTTTTTACCACAAGGATTAGAAAATAAAAATTATTTCATATACAAAGTTGATGATGATACCATTAAATTATGTGAAACTGAATTAGATGTAAAGAGAGATATTCCAAAAATAACTGGCATAGGATCCACAGGAGGTAGCACACAATCTATATCTTTAATTAATCCAAAAGTAGAAGTAGTTAAAAATAATGATTTAGTTTTTAATCTTTCAGATTCCTCACTAACTGGATATGACTTTAAAATATATTATGATCAGGAATTTAGAAATGATTTTATATCTGTCGGGGTATCTACAATATTTGGTATTTCTACATCTGGAACAAATGGATCTGTGGGAGCTGCTTTAACCATAGGATATGGTAGCAGTATTCCAAATAATCTGTTTTACAATTTGGAAAAATCAGGAACAATTAGCACTACTGATAATGATGTAAAAGACTATTCAAAAATATCTTTTGTTGATAGTGTTTATGAAGATACTTATCAGATTACTAAAGTTAATGATACCAGTTTTAAAATTTTCGTAAAAGATAATCCAGAAAAACTATCTTATAATTCAGTAGATTGTGACGTATTGAAATATAGCACCAGTTCTAAAACGACAAAGGGTTCTATAAATTCTATTAAGATTATTTCTGGTGGATCTAATTATAAAAAACTTCCTAATTTTATTGGAGTTGGAGGAAGTTCTATAGGGAAAGAATCAGTTTTACTTCCTAAATCAAAAACAATTGGAAATATTGAACAAGTCAGAATAATAAATGAAGGTTTTGAATACTCATCTGATAAAACTTTAGAACCAGAAAGTCTTATAGCAGATACTGTAAACATAAACAATACTAATACTTTAGGAATTGTTAGTGTAACAAGTGGTGGATCAGACTTTATTAGTCCTCCCGATATCATAATTGTTAACACAGAAACAGGTCAAGAGATAAAAAGTGGTTTCTTAGAACCAATAATGTCAGAAAATAGTATTTCAGGTATACAAATTAGTGAAAGACCAATTGGTTTACCAGAAAAAGTAGTGACAATAAGAACAATTAATAATAGTAATGGTATCGTCATAACAGATGTGATATCAAATGAGACGGGTATTTTTACATGTAGAATTTCTACACCTAACCCAGTATTTGCTACAGATCCTTTTTCTGTAAATGATAAAGTTTTTATTGAAGGGATTGAAAGAGTTAGCATTGGTGGATCAGGATTCAACTCTAAGGATTATGGATATAAATTACTAACAGTTTCAAAATACGAACCTAATGTAAGTGCACAGGGTCAAGTGACAATTGATGTAAGTAATCTTACATCAAATACTGGTATTGCAAAAACAGTCGTAGATACATTTGCAAATGTAATTAATGAATCTGATTACCCTTCTTTCTTTGTAACTCAAAACCAATCAATATTCGATCTTGATGAGAGACTACTGATAAATGATATTAAGACTGACTCCAAAGTTGTTAGAAGTGATATAGGTAAGTTAAAAATATTTGGAACAAAAAATTTAAATGTGGGTGATAAATTAGTTGGGGAAAATTCTGGAAGTCAATGTAATATATCTAGTGTAAAGAAAAATAAAGGAAGATTAAAAACTGACTTCTCTATATTGAAAAATCTTTCTTGGAATGACAATATAGGTAAACTGAATGAAGATTTTCAAGTAATACCAGATAATGATTATTATCAAAATATGTCATATTCTGTTCAAAGTCCCATTCAATGGAAAAGTTTGAGAACACCAGTAAATAATTTACTTCATACAAGTGGTATGAAAAATTTTGCTGATACAGGTATATCTTCAACTTCTAATGCGAGTGTGGGATCTACTAGTTTTTTAGATGTTGTTGTAGATTTAACATCCCAAGAAAGAGTTGATAAAATAAGAAATCTAGATTTTGCTAGAGATGTTGATATAACTGGTAATGTTTCAGTTGGTGGAACAATAACCACTGGTAGTGTTAGTAGATTTATAAGTTTTGATAATTTAAGATTATCTGATTATGTTGAATGTAAAACTAATGATGTTCTTGTGATAGATGATATTTCTGATACATTTTCAAATTTGCAAGGAAGTCCTGATACTTTCCTAGATTTATTTGAATTTTCTGACTCTACTCTTACTGAATTATTCAATGATCTTACAATAATTACCAAAAGTAATAGTTCTTCTTTGAATAAAATTCAAATATCAAACTTACTTTTACTAAGTAATGGAAATGAAAATGTATTAGTTGAAAAATCTAATTTAATAAATTCTGGAAATGGTGCAAATACGAAGGATGATATTTTTGCTGATTTTATTCTTAATAAAGATGCGACTTCTACAACTGAAAATACTTTAAGATTTATACCAAAAACAAGTCCAATACCAGAAAATGAAATTGATTATGATTTAAAAATATTCTCATCTCAATTTAATACAACATCAATTGGTGTAGGAACTACTTCTATAGGTCCAATAAATTTAACTTCAAGTGTACAGACATGTCCTACAGGAATAACAACAAATATTATTAGTGTTCCACTTAATGAATTTGAATCTCTATATGCAACAATACATGTAATTGATGATGTAACTAGAGAGATGAATTTGGTAGAAAGTTTTGTATCTCATGCAGGTACTGATACTTTTCTCACTGAAGCATACTTCAATACAGAGAAAAAAGAATTTTCAACAAATAAATTAGGTATTGTAACATCAAATATATCTGGTAATAATTTAATACTTAGTTATCAAAATGACGAGTCAAATACTCTAAAATTAAAAACAAGAGTGATAGGAATCGGAACAACGGGTGTTTCTGACGGAACTTTTAGATTCAAAGCACCTGGTCAAGATGATGGATCAGAAAGAACTTCAAAATATACAGGAATATCAACAAGAAACGTTGGAGTATCTACAATACTCAATTTAGATTCAAATATTTTCAATAGTGTTAAATCAGTCGTAGAAGTCAGTATAGGATCTTCTAAAGCTGTTCATGAAGTTTTATTCCTTCATGATGGAACAGATGCATACGCCCAACAATCTGGATCACTATCAGTAACAAAAGATTATACATCGGAATATGATCCTTCCTCTGGATTAGGAACTTTTGGTGCAATTCTTTCTGGATCTAATTTCATACTTGAGTTTCATCCTGATAATTCATCAGGGATATCGACGGTGATTGCATTAAATCACTGCTTATATACAGAGATGGACACTGTAAATAACCCAGATGATCATACTTATGGTGTAATAACTGAAAGTAATTCTGTAAGATTATACAACTCTTTACAGGGTAATAGAATAGAAAGAACACAATTTACACCAAAAGTTAATTCTGTGCCAATTTTTGGAAAAGTTTTCAATCCTAATTCTGTTGGTTTAAATTCAATAACTGGTGAGTTTTCAATTGATAATCACTTCTTTAGAGAAAATGAGGAATTAGTATATAAACCTAATAGTACATTTGTTGGTGTAGGATCAACACCAATGCAATATAGACTTGATGAAAATTTAGATTCTGGAGATACATTTACAGTGTGGCTTGCTGCTCGTTATAATGTTAACTGGGAACATTACGTTGTTGAAAATGGATTATTTGGTTCTGGAGTTTCTGCTGATAGAACTGGTAATATTACTGGAAATGATGCTACGATTACTATTAATGTAGGTGATACATTAGTATTGGATACTGCCACTCAAGCAACTCTCAATAATGCTGCAGGTCCAACATGGATTAAAACGACACCAGGAACTGGAAGTGGAAATGCGGTAACCAATCCTACTGCAACCAATAACGGAACTTCTAGTACAAATATTAGTTGGACTCCTACTGTTGCAGGTACTTACTACTATCAAAATGGTACTCGTGCTGATATGTATGGTCAGATTGTAGTTCAAAGTCTTGGAATTACTACTATATCTGAATTACCAACAACAGTTTTTGCTAAAAATGTTACTAATAACTCTTTCTTTATATCAACCACAAGAGCTGGTGCTGCAGTTTCTTTCTCAAGTTTAGGTGAAGGGAATGCTCATGAATTTAGTATGGCCAAAGCAAATGAAAAACTTTTAATTTCACTTGATGAAGTAGGTCAATATCCTTTAATAAGAACTAATATTACACATACTCTAAGTCATAATTTATCAGGTTCTGTTGGTTTAACAACTAATATAATCCATTTGAGTGGAATATCAACACTTACATCAAGTGATCTGTTAAAAATAGATGATGAATTTGTTGAGATAACTAATGTTGGATTTGCCACAACTGGTGGAGGTCCTGTTGGTTCTTCAGGAACTTTCAATTCAGTAGAAGTTAAGAGATCTTTTGTTGGAAGTGCAGCAGCTACACACTCTGATGGAACAACAGTTACTGTGTTTAGAGGGTCTTATAATGTATCTGGAAAAGATTTATTCTTTACCAAACCTCCAAGAGGTGACCTCTCAAATTCAAAAACTATAAATGATTTATTAAAACCAACAACTAAATTCTCTGGAAGAGTTTACTTAAGAAATGATTATAGTACAAATGCAATTTATGATGATGTATCAGATCAATTTACAGGAATAAAATCTGATTTCACATTGAAAGTTGGTGGGGCTAATACTATTGGAATAGGAAGTACAGGTGGTAGTGGAATACTATTTGTAAACGGAATATTCCAATCACCATCAACATTTTTCAATCCTAATAAAAATTTCAAAATAGTAGAAAGTGGTAGTGGTGCTACTGGTGTAACAACTGTCATATTTACGGGAATAACATCTAGTGATGGTTCTGTATTTACATCAAATAATATCAACACTAATGAACTACCTAGAGGTGGTGTTCCTGTTTCAATTGGAAATACAGTCAATGGATTAGGTTACGCTCCTTTAGTTGGTGCAAATGTTAAAGCACTCACTAATTCTTCAGGAGCAATAACAAGTATTGTTGGTACATCTTATAGTGGAAGTAATTTAGGAGTTCAGACTGCGACTTATGATAATGTAACTGGTATCATGACAGTTAGAACTGTCAATGAACATAAGTTTATACATTCGAATGATTTTGCAATACTTCAGGATTTTGTATTTTCACCTAGTCTTACTCTAAGAAGTAATGAGTATGAAATAATTTCAATAGCATCAACAAATGTTTTCAGTGTAAGAGTTGGTGCACAACCAACATCATTCAGTTATCAAGGTTCAGGAAAAGTATATCCATTCTTCCCAAGATTAACTGTAGGATCTGGATATAATGATATAGTATCAATTGGAGTAACAGTAATAGATCCTGGATATGAACATCGATTTATATCTGCAAAAACAAATTCTATTTCAGGTAGTTTAACACCTATAGATGCTTCTTACAATCCAGTTTCAGGAGTATTACAATTGACAGTTCCTAATCATGGATTAACTAATTCTAGTAATGTTACAATTGAGACTGGTAGTATATCATTCTCTTGTTCAAAAGATAATTTCCAAACTGTGCACCCATATCCAAGATCTACAGATCCAGTAGCTGGTATTAGCACAGCAGTCACAAAATTAACTGATGATATATTCAGTGTATATGTTGGAGTTAATGTTGGTAGTGGTGCTAGTATAAGTGCTTCAGTGGGTGTTGGTGGAACATTATCATTTTCAATCGTATCTGCGGGAACAAGTTATAAAGATCCCAAAGTAATTGTTTCAGAACCATCATATTCTAATTTGTCTATTTCTGGTATTTCAAGACTTGGATTTGGAGTAACAACAGACACTGGAACTGGATTGCAAGTCAACGCTATTCCAAAACCCTCTGTAGGAATCGGATCAACTCTATTTGAAATATCTGAATATGAAGTTGTTAATAGAGGATTTGGATTTAAAAAGGGTGATGTAGTAGAGGCTGTTGGATTAGTAACTGCTAAAGGAGTAGGTCAACTTGTCGAAAGATCTAGACTAACTGTAGAAAAAGTATTTAATGATTCATTTGCGTTATGGCAGTTTGGTGATTTTGATTATATTGATTCCATCAAAAATCTCCAAAATGGTTCTCGAACTAATTTTTCAATAATTATAAACAATCAACTTGTAAGTTTTGAAAGAGACAATGATACTCTTAATGAAAATGTCAAACTTGAAAATTTATTCATAGTTGTTGTAAACGGTGTGATTCAAGATCCAGCAACATCATATACGATAATTGGTGGAAATATAATTAGTTTTAGTGAACCACCTGTTGCCGAGGATGACATATCAATACTATTCTACAAAGGAACAACAAATGATGATTCGATTGTTAATCTTGCAGAAAAAACAACAATAGAAGTAGGTGATGAAGTTCAATTATCTAGAACAAAAGATATAAGAGAACAAAATAAAAGAACAGTATTTAATTTAAATACATCACAAAAATTAGAAACAAATGCGTATCAGGATGTTGGTATAAGTTCTATATCAAGACCAATTAGTTTGATAAAACAAAAAGAGGATAAAATAATTAATAAAACAATTGTTTCTAAAAAGAGAGAGAGTATAGAACCAAGAATTACACCAACTACAAAAATTATTGGTGATGTTACAACAACTGATACTACTTTATTTGTTGATAGCATGGATTTATTTAATTATGAATCGGGCACAACATCTTTAGGGTTATCAATTTCAAAGAAAGATCAGTTTAATTTTGTAAATGCAGAGGCAACTGCCACTGTTTCTGTAGCAGGAACTGTTACAGGATTTAGTACTTCTAACTTTGGTTCTGGATATGCAACTGCTCCGATTGTTAAATTATCAGCACCACCTAGTGGTATTGGTGTAGGAATAGGGACAACAGCAACAGCTACGGCAACTATTGGTGCTGGTGGTACAGTTACTAATATATCTGTAGTTAATCCTGGATTAGGATATACAATAGCACCTAAAGTTTTAATATCAAGTCCTGTTACTTATTCAGACACTTTTGAAAATCTTTCAACACCCACTCCAGGTGGTAGTTTATCAATCCAAAATAATACAGGATCTATAACAGGAATTGGAACAACAATATTATCATCTAAATTAGGGATCAAATTTACCATTAAACGTGATTCTTCTTTATCTGATTTTAATCCAATATCAGTTGGAAATCCAATTTATGTCTTTGATACTCGTGTTGGATCTGGAGTCATAGGAATAGATACTCATGGTAATGATACCAATTCTGTTGGTATAGGAACCTCTTTTGCTGATAGTATTTACAGTGTAGCTGCATTCCAAGATCTAACAGGTGGTGTTGGAGTAATTACTTGTCTTATAAAATCAGATACTAATGTATCAGGAATGAGTTCAAGTGGATCATCTGTCGGAAAGTACTCTGTTGGTAAAGTAAGTGGTTTTAGTCGAGGATCAAATGCAGTGTCAATTGGAGTAACTGGATTCACTATTGGTCTAGTAGAATCAGTTGGAATAACCACATATCCAACTTTAAAAAGAACTGCTGGTCCAAAAACATTTGAAAATACTGGGTCTATAATTCCAGAAATTTAACCAATTTAAAAATGTTGTATAAATATCTAAAAAACTAATAATATGCCAGCTGTAGTAACAGATCAGTTTAGAATAGCAAACGCAAGTAATTTTGTAGATTCCGTGTTGGACTCTAATAATTCTTATTATGTATTTTTAGGTTTACCAAATCCTCTAGGTATCGGAAACACTGTAGGTTTTGGTAGAACATCCACTTGGAATGATACTAATGGAACTCCAGATCCAGTAGATAATCTAGAATATTTGACGCATTATAGAAATACTTCAATGTTTGGTAAAAAGATTAATTCTTCTAATATTAGAAGAGTTGTCAAAAAAAATTCATGGGCTGCAAATATAAGATACGATATGTATCGTCACGATTATAGTGCAAGTAACAAAGCACCTAATTCTCAAACTGGAAGTTTATATAGAAGTAATTACTATGTAATAACCTCAGAGTTTAAAGTTTATATTTGTTTGGACAACGGTGCTAGTCCTTCAAATAATAATGCAGGTGAACAAAGTAAAGATGAACCTACCTTTACTGATTTAGAACCAGCAGCTGCTGGTGTTAATGATAATTACACATGGAAATACTTATTTACAGTCTCTCCAAGTGATGTGATAAAATTTGATTCTACAGAATACATAGTATTACCAAATAATTGGTCAACAACAACTGATGCTCAAATACAAGCAGTAAGAGAAGCAGGGGATTCCGACATTAATAAAAACCAACTTAAAAAAGTTATTATAAAAAATGGTGGATCAGGATATGATAATAATAACTCTAATTCAAGATTAGTTAGTATATTAGGAGATGGTGATGGTGCAGAAGCTAGAGTTTTTTACACATCTGGTGTAATAACTGATGTAATTGTAACTAAAGGTGGTTCTGGATATACATTTGCTATGGTTGATTTGAGTACCATACCTTTTAATAATTCTTCAGGAACTCGTGCTAATTTAATACCAATCATACCACCATCAAAAGGTCATGGTTTTGATATTTACACTGAACTTGGTGCAGACAAAGTTTTAGTTTATTCTCGTTTTGATGATTCTACAAAAGATTTTCCTACTGATACACATTTTGCACAAGTAGGAATAATAAAAAATCCAAGTAAATTTGATGTCACTGGCATTATAACATCATCACAATTTTCTTCATTATCATCAGTTAAATTATCATCTGACATAGGAGTTAGTGATTTAAGCACTCTAATTGGTGCTGGAATAGCACAAACTGTTACTTCTGGAACTGCTAGAGGAACTGTTGCATCCTACGATCCAGATACTTTTGTTTTGAAATATATTCAAGATCGAAGTTTAAACTTTAATCAGTCATCATCTGATACTGCTGATTATCAAAACATGGATTCAAGAGCTAAGGTATTATCTTTTGAATCTACATCTAATCCTTTGGTTGGATCTGGTTCAGCATCTTTTAATAGTTCAATAGATACGGGTTTTAGTGGAATAACCACGACTGTTGGTAATAAGCAAGTCAACTTGGGCGTTGAGTTTACAAATGGACTAGCTAATTCTGAAATAAATAAAAAGACTGGTGATGTAATTTACATTGACAATCGAAAAGAAGTTGAAAGAAACATCAGACAAAAAGAAGACGTTAAAATTATTCTAGAATTCTAAAAAAATGGCACAAAAAATTAATTTAAATGCAAGTCCATACTATGATGATTATGATAGTGAAAAGAATTTTCACAAGGTTTTATATAAACCTGGTTTTCCAGTGCAAGCTAGAGAATTAACGCAGCAGCAATCAATATTACAAAATCAAGTAGAAAAGTTTGGTGATAATATTTTTAAAGATGGTTCAGTAGTAATACCTGGTGCAGTTGGATTTGATATTCAAAATAGTGCAGTAAAATTGAATGATACTAACTTTAATGTTGACGTATCACTTTATGTTGAAAATTTTATTGGAAAAAAAATTAAAGGATCTGAATCTGGAATTGAAGCTATTGTAAAATCAGTATTACTTCCAGATGGAGGAGAGGTAGAAAATGTTACTTTATATGTAAATTATTTAAGTGCCGATAATAATTCACAATTTAATTCATTTACTGATGGTGAATCATTGAGTTCAGATGAAAATGTGGTATATGGAAATACAACAATAACTGCTAATACTCCTTTTGCATCTTTGATTTCTGTAGATGCAACTGCAGTGGGTTCTGCTGCTTTTATATCTAAAGGTGTATATTTTGTAAGAGGATTTTTCGTAAATGTTTCAGATCAATCAATAATATTAGATCCTTATACAAATAATCCTTCGTATCGAGTGGGATTGCAAGTTGATGAATTAATTGTTAATGCAAAAGAAGATAACACTTTATTTGATAACGCTAAAGGATTTAGTAACTTTGCAGCACCTGGTGCAGATAGATTAAAAATACAACTTACCTTAACTAAAAAAGCATTAACAGATAGAAATGATACTGATTTTATTGAGTTACTGAGAGTTGATGAAGGAAAACTAAAGATAATAGAGACAAAGAGTAACTATAATAAAATTCGTGATTATATTGCAGGAAGAACTTATGATGAATCTGGAGATTATAGTGTAACACCATTTCAAATGGGAATCTTTAATTCATTAAATGATAATTTAGGAAATAATGGTTTATTTTTTGAAGATGAAAAAACTGAACAAGAAAATACACCATCAGATGATTTGATGTGTTTAAAAATATCTGCAGGTGAGGTATATGTAAGGGGATATGATATTGAAAAAACAGGAACAACAATCATAGACGTTGATAAACCAAGAGATGTTGGTATTAGAACTGATATTGGTGTCGGTTTTGAGATGGGAAATATATTAAAATTGAATAACGTTACAAAAAGTATTGCTGTTCAGGGAAGTGTCGTAAAATTATTTGATAATTTTAATTCTACAGGAACAAATATAGGAAGTGCAAGAGTTTATTCATTTAATTTGGAGGACGCTGCTTATGACGGAACTGCATCCACAAATTGGGAATTAAGATTATTCGATGGTCAAACAAATACAGATTTAGTATTAAATCAATCAGTGAGTAATACAGAATTACCAGCAGGATCATTTATTAAAGGTAAAAATAGTGGTGCCAGTGGATTTGCTGTAGGAGCTGGAGGTGGATCAACACTCATTTCAGTAAATCAAACATCAGGAGTTTTCTTAGAGGGTGAACAAATACAAATTAATGGTGTTGATTTTCCTAGAACAATAGGTATAAAAACAGAATATACAGCACAAAACATAAGATCCATAGAAGATGGCAATAATTTAAAAGGTGATGTAGTTATTGAAAAATTTAATTTACCAAACGCCATAAGTGAAGTATCTGTAACTGCTGGTATTGCAACTGCTTCAGTGAGTGAAGGATTTAAAGGTCTTAGAAAAGGATCTTTAGTTGTATATAAAAAATCAGGATCCACATTAGATACGTTTAATAAAGTATCATCTATAAATTCAAATGGAACAATTACACTTGTTGCAACTACAGGTGTTGCAGGAGTATATGATGGATCTCTCACATCTGGAACAGAAACAGTTAACATGTTCCTTGGTGCTCCAGTTATCAGAGGTACAGGAGCTTTGTATGTGCCTTTAAATCCTAATATCTCTGATGTTGATCTTACAAAATCAAAGATAAAAATTACAAAGCAAATATCTAAAAACGCAAGTTCAAATCAATTAACAATAAACACTAGTGATATTACAGATGTTTCAGATGTAATATTCGATACTTTTGATCAAGAAAGATATACCATGTCTACTACTAGTAATGGTAGTCCCTTGGCAATTACAAATGACACTTTTTCATATGGCACTGATGGTGCTTCTGTTACATTTACAAATATCGCTGCGAATGATAATAAAACAGTAAATGTATCTTTAATTAAAAACAAAGTAAAATCCAAGTTAAAACAATACAACAGAAGTCAAGTATTAAACGTAACTAGATCAAAAAATGCAGAATCTGGAAGTGTTGCAGGTGGGAATGGTGCTTCAATTGCAGACGGACTCACTTTTGATGCTAGATATGGATTAAGAGTTCAAGACGAAGAAATTTCTTTAAATTATCCAGATGTTGCTAAGTTTTTAGCAGTTTATGAATCAACTAATACATCTGCACCAGTATTGGATAGATTGACATTTACTAGCACTGTTGCTGTACAAAACAATGCTATTATTGGTGAAAATATAATTAGTAAAGATAGTAATATAATTGCAAGAGTTGTATCATCACCAGCAGCAAATGTATTAGAAATAGTTTATCTCACATCAGGAAAATTTCAGACAGGTGAATTAGTTCATTTTGAAGAATCAGATATAAACACAAATATTGAATCTATCACAATTGGAAAATATAAAAATATAACAAATTCATTCACCTTAGATAAAGGTCAGAGAGATCAGTACTATGATTATTCAAAATTAGTTCGTAATCAAGGTGTTTCTGAACCAAGTGCTCAATTATTAGTTGTATTCGATTATTACTCTGTTTCTTCCGATGATGGAGATGTATTTACAGTAAGAAGTTATGATGAAGAAAGATTTTCAAAAGACATACCTAACATTGGTGAGTTCAATATAAGAGCTACAGATACTTTTGATTTTAGACCCAGAGTTTCTGTGTATAATCCATCGACAGATACAGGATCTCCCTTTGAATTTAGTAATAGAGATTTTAGTGGAACTTCAGTATTACATTATTTTACACCAAATGAATCTTCAACTGCTAGTTATAGTTTTTATCTAGGTAGACAAGATACAGTTTACATGAATAAATTTGGTGAATTTGTCTATGAAAAAGGTGTTTCATCTCTTAATCCAAAACCACCAAGTAAGGTTGGAGAGTTGATGGAACTTGCAACAATTTCATTGCCACCTTACTTATACAATCCTCAAGATGCAATTTTAACTCTTATAGATAATCGAAGATTTACCATGAGAGACATTGGTGATATTGAAGATAGAGTTACAAATTTAGAAGAAACTACAACATTATCTCTTTTAGAAGTTAGTGCTCAAACATTACAAATACAAGATGAAGAAGGTAAAAATAGATTTAAAAGTGGTTTATTTGCAGATCCTTTTAAAAATTATAATTTTATTGATGAGAATTCATTAATACAAATAAATCCTGAATCAGAAG